GTCCTCTGACCTTACTATGTCCGCAGAACGCACAGCCTATCGTCAGGCACTGCGAGACATAACCAAAACATACTCATCACTTGACGATGTGGTGTGGCCTGATAAGCCGGAGTAAGCTATGAGTAACGCCCGTAAACTCGCTAATCTGTTAGGCACAAGCACTACAGTTCCGTCTTCTAAAATGCCTACGGGGTCTGTGTTGCAAGTTAAACAAACAATAAACTCTAATAGAGGAACAGTACAATCGGCCACTCTTACTGATTTTATTACAGTGTCAATTACACCAACTTCTGCCAGCAGTAAAATATTAGTAGAAGTAAAAATGTATGTCGGTGCAACTTGGTGGAATAATCGTACAGTATTTGCTATTGCAAGAGATTCGACAGTAATAACAGGAAATAGTGGAAACATATGGCCTTGGCAATATGGGGCAGATAGTAACAATGCGTCTAATGAACTTTGCTATAACACTGCTTGTGTTTTAGACAGCCCTTCAACAACAAACGCGATTACTTATAAGGCTCAATTAGCTAGTCAAGATGGAAGTAAAACTGTTGCTATGAACGGTAATCATAGTTCATCCTCTAATTACGGGCAAAGCAGTATTACTGTCATGGAAATAGCGGGCTAATGTTCGGTGTTCAAGCAATATCCGAAGACAGTATCGCTACACAAGGTTTTGTTAAGCTAGGGGTTCAAGAGTTATCAGGTGTTTTTACACAACAGACGCCCGCAATAAAGATAACTTCTGCCATTGACGAGTTAACTTCTAGTTTTACTCTTGAGGGACAGCCTAGTGGTTTGACTTTGGGTACAGTTGAAGTGAGTTCTTCGTTCACCCAACAAACTGTTCAACAGTTACTAAACATTACTAGTGCCAGTAACACATTTAGCTTTACAAAGGATATCACTCCAAACAAAGACGCATCTGCGGATGCCGATATGTCTGGTGCGTTCACACAAACTACGGCGCAAAACTTTACTGCAAGCGCAGGATTTGAACCTAGCTTCGCCTTTACACAAGACCTGTCTGCGGCAAAGACAGTAAGCGCACTGTCTACGCACAGGGCAATAACAGAACAGACTACGCCGTCAACCGTTACCCGCTTCTCGTCTGGTGACCTTTCGTTCTCTTTCGAGAGTACACAGATTGGTAACAAGATGAGGGACGCAAATCTTGGTACACTAACATTTACATTTACCCAAGATACATTCGGAGACAACTTATACGAGGATTGGGCTGACCTAGTTCCAACAGCTACAGAAAACTGGACAACGACAAGCAGAGGTACGGGTACATGGACACCCCGTTCTTCTGCCGCAAGTGTAACTTGGGTGGACCCTGTAAGATAGTTAAGCCGCCAATACTAAGACTATGATATATTATATTAAGTCGAGAAAGAGGATAAAATGCCGTCAACCTACACCAACTTAGGAATTGAAAAACAAGGGTCGGGTGAGAACGCCAACTCTTGGGGTGATATTACCAATACTAACTTTGATATCATTGACGAGGCAATGGCAGAAATTTACACAATTTCTTCTAGTGCTACGTCACAAACTGTTTCCGCACCAACTGATGGCACATCTGGTCAAGAAGAAAGATACGCAACGTATAGATATACTGGTTCACCATCTGGTGCGGTCACCGTTACATTGCCGTCATCCGTTAAAAAGATAATTAACATTATCAACGGTTACTCCCAGAACATCACATTTCAGGTTGGTAATGGCGCGACAACAACGACAGTATTTGCAAACTCCTCTGGTATTATACACACTGACGGCGTTAACAGTGTTTATTCCCTGTCCGAGGGTTCCGCTAATCAGCTTAGACACAACGGTGTAACAAAAGCAGAGGCCGTGTCAGGCGGCGTGGATGTAACTGGTATACTCAACGTCTCATCCAACATAGTTGGTTCTGGAACTCTAGCGGCTGGTGCCACAACAATTAGTGGTAACACAGCAATTACAGGCGCAACCGATATAACTGGTGACCTAGATGTAGACAACATCAACATCAATGGTAATTCAATTACGTCTACCGACACAAACGGCAACATTAATATAACACCGAACGGAACTGGTTCTGTTGTCATTGACGGGCTTTCATTTCCTCAGGCAGATGGAAATGCTAATCAAGTTTTAAAAACGGACGGTTCTGGTCAGATATCATTCGCTAACGCATCATCTTCTTTGGGTTCATCTTTAAGTTTGGTTAATGTTGGCTCCGCTTGGGATATATCAGTGGACTCGAATAACAACCTAGTATTTTCCTACGGTGGCACAGCAAAAGCAAAGATAGCAACTGACGGTCATATAACATCAATTAATGACCTAACAGCATTTGGAACAGTTTAAATGGCCCTACCTGATTCTGGTCAAATAAGCGTATCTCAGCTTAGAACAACTTTTGGTGGCACTGCGCCCGATGGGTTGTCTGAGTATTATCGGGGCGGAGGTAATGTTGAGGATAATGCCTCAAACAGTTCTGTTCCGCAGTCTGGAGAGGTTAGCCTTAGTGACTTTTATTCTTCAGCGGGAACTCAAACAAGAGATATAAGGGTTTGGATGGCTTATCAATTTGCGGCGGGGGGCTACACTTCTGGATTTGGAGTTACCTCACAAAGCAGTACAGCCGCCCCCTCCACAATTTCTAATGGTGCAAATGCTGTAGCTTGGCAACCTGTTTTTCGTGCGGGGACTGGATTTATTACAAGTGCAAGTATTTCAATTTCACAAAATGAAGATGTAACTGCTTACAACAACAATGTGGTTTTGTACGGTGGTACAAGTAGCAGTGCAGTAACCAATGTAGTCGCGGCTTGGAATGCTGGGTATAACGGTAGTACTGGTGGGGCAAGAGGGTATAGCATTACTTGGAATGCTGACGGAACTATAAGTGCCATTACCAACACATCTAACACTTATAATTATGGTATTATTACATGGGCTATAGATAACGTAAGTGCCGCAAACAGTGCTGGTTATACATGGTTTGGATTTAAAGCCACTAATCCACCCAGTTGGAGTAAGGGCGCGCTCGTTTTGGGCGGAACTTTTACCGCAAGTAGTTCAGCATCCATAACACAGCCATCATAGGTATGTCATGCCATTAGCTACTTTAAAATTTATGCCGGGAATTGTAAAGGATGATACTAGCTATTCATCCGAGGGCAGATGGATTGATTCTGATAAGATACGATTCTGGAATGGCAAGGCAGAAAAAATTAAGGGGTGGCAAAAGCTAACTCAAAATCAATTCTCTGGTTCTTGCCGTGGTCTCGTACAGTGGAGGGATAACGATGGTAACGCCCTCATGGCTGTCGGCACACATACACATCTATATATACTTAAGGGTGGTGTGCTATATGATGTGACTCCAGTTATTTCATCTGGAAACCTTAGTAACGCATTTAGTGTAACTAACGGTTCACCAACAGTGACTGTTACATCTGCCGCACATGGCATGGTTGACGGAAACAGAATTATATTAGGTGCCGCTAGTTTTAATGGTGTATCTTGGGCGGCTGGTACAGAGTTTACAATTACCTTTATTAATACAAACTCGTTTAGTATCACAGCCTCTGGCAACGCCACATCAACAGGTTCCTCTGTAGGTGGCACGGTATCATTTCAATACCTTCTAAACCCCGGTCAACCTGACTCTGTGTTTGATTTTGGTTGGGGTGTTGGGACTTGGAACACTGCAAGAAGCGGTGGCGGATGGAATGTGCCAGCAAATACCACAGGTCTTGAGATTGATGCGAGAACTTGGTCATTCGATATATTTGGTGAGGATTTAGTTGCATCAGTTATTGGTCACCCCCTTATGACATGGGATGCTTCCGCTGGTGTAGGTACTAGGGCAACACAAATAACAGACTCATCTACAGGTGACAGCGAAACGCCAAACACATCAAGGGGCGTTATCGTATCCACACCAGATAGACATTTAGTTTCGCTTGGTGCGGATGACCCGTTGACAGTTAAGTTTGCCAGTCAAGAAACAACAGGAACGTGGACAGCCGCCGCAACAAATACTGCGGGTTCACAGAGACTGACTGGTGGTTCTAAGATTATTGGCGCGAGAAGAACTCGTGGTCAGATATTGATTTGGACTGACACAAGTCTACACTCCATGACGTTTCGTGGGCCACCTTATACATTTGGCTTTCGTGAGTTGGCTACAGGATGTGGGCTTGGTGGACCGCTTGCCGCTGTTGAGGTAGGCGGTATTGTTTATTGGATGGGCATCAATCAGTTCTTCGCCTTTGATGGTACAGTTAGGCCACTCATTGGACCAGTAAACAACTTTGTGTTTGAAGACCTTAACCCTATCCAAGTTGAGAAGGTTGTGGCTGGGCTAGATAAAGAACACAGTGAGGTGTTTTGGTTCTATCCAGATTCCTCTAATAACGAGAACAATAGATATGTTAAGTATAATTATCGTGAGAACGTCTGGGATGTCGGAACAATGGACAGGACGGCGTGGACAGACGCATCGACATTCCCGAACAACACAGGTGCCGCAACTAACGGATATCTATACTCTCATGAAATCGGTGAGGATGCAGATGGTGCGGCTATGCAGTCTTATATTGAGTCGGCAGACATGGACATTGGGGACGGTCAAGAGGTTATGTTCGTCACTCGCGCATTGCCTGACATTGAAACAAGCGGAACGGTTGACGTTACCTTCAAAACAAGAAAAGACGCTATGTCCAGTTTTACAACTAAAGGACCATTTCCAGTCACCTCGGCTACGGAAAGAATTAATCCAAGGTTGCGAGGAAGGCAGATGTCTATCAAGGCAGAAAGTAACTCAGTCGGCACGGGTTGGCGTCTTGGCTTTACAAGAGTCGATATGCAAGCAGATGGTGAGAGATAATGGCTACGCTACCCAGACCGACTGAAGACTTAAGATACTGGGGTGACGTTCTCATAGATGAACTTGAGAATGAAATAGAAAAAATAAATCAAGCGGCTAACACGGGTGACCCAGATGTTAGCTTTTCTGTAAGTAACTTTACTCAGGATAAAGATTTGAACGCTGGCACTGCAACGACTGCGGACGTTGCTAACGTACTGGCTACGGTAATACAGGCACTTAGAAATAAAGGGATACTAGCGTAATGTGTACAGATTTAGGTGGCTCAGAAAGCGGCACCGCACAACAAGCCGTAGATGATGCCAATGCAAACTTAGGTTCTCAAAGAGCAGATTTTAGTTTTGCTGGTGGTTTAGATGAAGGTCAGGATAAGGTTACTTTTGACACTATCAGAGGCGGTGGTAACGTAAATTTCACATCAGGAACATCGGATGACGGTTTTAGTGACGACAGCTATAGAGGGCCAAATAGAAGTGTAACGTCTAATCTTTTTAACGAAGGGGTGAAAAATGTTTTTGGTGACCAAGGTGCCGATACATTTGCCCCCGGTTCTGCCTATAATAAGTTTAGAGAAAACTTTGACAATAGCCTGATGACAAAAATTGGCGGTGGTATTGCCAAGGCTATGAATTACACACCAATGGGATTTATTTCTACCAAACTTGGCTTGAGGGAAGAGTCACGGTATGACCCACTTGGCGATATATTTGAATATTCCGCAAACAATCCTGACAAAGTTACGCTTGGTGAGGACGGGTTAAGTCTTGAGATAGATACTGGCGAGGGAACCTTAACAACAAATAAATTCGGAGTAACAACTTACACTGGCAATCCAAATGCTGATTACGAGGGACCGTTTTCCAATTTGGTTAACCCACCAAAGAATGATGATGGTGATGATAGTGGTCAACAAGGTAGGGGTCAAACACCTTTAGACCCATGCCCAGCAGGGTTTAAGTTTAATTCACAAACCAATTCCTGTGAACCTGTTGCATCAACTGGTGACCAGACAATGGGAGATTCTTTTGTTCGTAGTACACCATCAATGCCTAGTGACCTTAGTAGATACGGACGAGATGGACTTGGTGAGTTTAGATTTTTTGAACAGATGCCCGGTATTATAAAGGCAAAAGATGGTATACCTCGTGGAAAGCATGGAGAGGTTATTGGTGCTGGCGGTCCTAAAGACGACTTAGTTGGGCCTTTTATGTTATCAAGTCAAGAGTATGTAGAGCCGTATGAACGAGTTCTTGATGAGGGTAATGGTAGTTACGAACGAGGCATTAAAACCCTTGAGAAGAAGCGCATGAAAGCACTAAGGAAGTACAGTGACAGAGTTAAATCTGAGGAACGCAACAGAGCGTGATGAAGAGGTTGTTCTGTCTTTATTGATGGATATGCACAAAGAGTCAGGTTTAGGTTCGGTCAATAAAGACAGGGTAAACAAAGCAATACGGCACTGCCGTGAGTTAGGGTGTATACTTATTGCAGAGGTACAAGGTGTACCAAAAGCAGTTTTAGGATTACGACCTGACCGCTTCTGGTGGTCTGACGACTTTGGGTTGTTTGACCAATTTACATATGTAGCACCAGAGGCACGAAAAACGAGGGCAATATTCAAGCTGGTAGATGCCGCTAAAAGTATGGCAAAGGAAGCTGGTATTCCACTTGTCATAGCAAACTTTGGAGTAGTAGATACCAAAGCAAAATCAAGGCTTTACAAAACCTTTGGTAAAGAACTTGGTGTAACAGTAATAACAGGGGAAACAAGTCACTTCTTGTGGAGATAAGTAATGGGTTCATTTTGTAAGTCAGGCACCAAAACAAATACACAAACGACAGATATACCTGATTATATCAAAACGCCACTCAAGGATAACCTTGCAAAGGCGGCTGATTTAGTCAAGCAGGAGTATATACCTTACGGTGGGGACCGCATTGAAGATTTTTCACAAGACCAACTTGATGCCTTCCAACAAATTAGAGACCGTGTAGGTACAGGTCAGGCAGACCTAGATGCGGCTATGGCTGGCATTAGGTCGCTTTCTCCAGCACAAGCCCAGCAAACACAAGCTAGACAATTTGACGCCCAAACAGCCCAAGACTACATGAACCCATACACACAACAGGTCTTGGATGTGGCTCGTCAACGTGCGTTTGAAGCGGAAGATATAGCCGCACAAAAGCGTGCCGCCAATCAAGTTGCGGCAGGTGCGTTTGGTGATAATTCGCGTAGATTTATTGAGAACACTGAAGCGCAGTCAAATCTACAAGACCGTATGGCGGCAATGGAAGCTGACCAGTTGGCAAAAGCATACGGGGCGGCACAGCAAGCGTACAAAACTGACGCAACCCTAGACATGCAGTCACAACTTGCCAATCAAAGGGCGGGACTTCAGGCTGACCAGTTAAACACACAGCAAGCATTAGGTGCCGCACAGGGAATAGCTGGTCTGGTTGGTCAGGGTCAGGGGCTAACATTTGACCAAGCAAATGCCCTTATGCAGATTGGCGGTCAACAACAACAAATGGGTCAGGCTGGTCTGGACCTTGCCTATTCTGACTTCCAACAACAGCAAGCATATCCCTACCAACAGATTGGCTTTATGGCTGACTTACTTCAAGGTGCGCCTATGGGTACGGTCACCACAATGACACAACCCACACCATCTCCGTTCCAGTCCGCTTTAGGTCTTGGTCTTACTGGTCTTGGCATCTATGGGTCAGGCGGTGGATTTGCCCCCGGCGGATTTTCAATGGCTAACTTATATAATCAATAGAGAACGATATGATTAATCCAGCACAATATACCAAAGTTCTGCAAGCCGCATCAGACCAACAGCTTATGGATATGCTGAAGCGTCCTGACAAAATTCCATCACAGTTTATTGTAGCTGAGATTAACCGCCGTCAAGCTATGAGACAGGCCGCACAGGCCCAAGAACGCAAGATGGCTAGTATGCAACAGCAACCTGTTATGCCTCAAGCACCACAACAGATGGCACCTCAAGGAAGACAACAGCCGCAACGACCACCTCAACAACCTGTTGGTATGAGGGTGGGTGGTAACCCTAGTAGAATTGCACAAATGATGCGTGAGAGGCCATATATGGTGGAAGACTTGGTTTACCGACAGCCAAACAAGGACATGTCTGATATGGACCTCAGTGGGTTAAGGCAAAACCTTCCGTACATTTATCCAAATCCTGAAAAGGGATTAAAAGGATTGGGAAGTGAAGACTTTAGTAAGTTTCGTATACCAGTGTCTTTGAATGAAGGTAAAACAAGTGACGCTACACCACCAGCACCTACAGAAGAACTTGGTCAAATCGGCCTGAACGAGGGTCAAACCTCAGGTTCAGACTTACCAACTGAACCCCTAACTATTTCAGAAAAAATAGCCGAAGGGTATAAAAGTTTTGAGGAGGATTTAGAAAAAACAAGAGAGGGAATAAAGTCTGGTGGCTCAGATGTGACAGCGGCAGAGATAGATAAAACAGGCATAGAAAGCGATAAGATTACCATAGGCAAAACAACTGGCGAGACGGATACCTCAGAAATAGAGAGGGGTATTAGAGATAAGGTAACTGTAGACTTAGGAAAAAGCCAGACAGATTTGTTTAAGGAAGTCTTTGAAGCCCAAAATTCAGACAGATTAATGCAAGCAGAAGCACAGGCAGTGCTTTCAAAAAACCAAAGGGAAAGATTAGCTGGTCTTCAAGAAGATTATAATAAGGTAGCCACTGCTATGGAAGACTTAGCGAAGGCATACGACAAAAATTCTACAACACCAGAGAATAGATTTTTTCGTTCCTTGACTGATATGGGTATTGATTTGCTGGCAAGCCCTGAAGCCAACTTCATGCAAGCACTAGGAAAGTCCGCAAAGAAGGGGCTTGAAACATGGGATACCTTAAGTAAAGAAGCAAAGGACAACGTACTGAAGAAGTATACGGCTGGCGTAACCCTTGCACAAACAAGAGCCGATTTAAATTCTAAAATTGTTAGTGCCGCAGATGCTATAGATAAGGGTGATGTCGATACACTTAATAGTATTCTGGCAAGTCGCATGGCAGATAGAAAGGGATTGATAGATGCTGGCGCACAGGATAAGGGCTTTAGCTTAAAGGGAACTGGACTAGAACTACAGGGTAGAGGTCAAGACTTGTCTGCGGCAGGACAACTCTCTCAAATTAGACTGGGTGACAAACGAATTAAATCACAAGAGGAGATTGCCCAAGGACAAATCGCTTCAAGGCAAGCAGAGGGCGATGCCGACAGGACTACCCGGACGGAGACCGCACAGGCACAACTTGAACAAGGTGCAGATATTGCCAATCAGCGTGATGCAAGGGCAGAACAAGGTCAGCTTATCCAACTTGAAGGTCTTGAACTACAGTCACTAAATAACTGGGCAAATAGTTTGAATGCCGCTGAAAGAAATAGAATTGCTGAAATAACAGCAACCAAGCCAGCCGCTTCAGTTCAGTACTTAGAGTACCTATCTTCTAACATGGACAAGTACGGGTTAGATAGTGAAGACCTTAAGAATTACATTATCAATCCTTCTAAAAGTGGTACATCTGGCTCTATGGCAAGCATACTGACAACAGTCAGAACATATGCCAAGACAGACTTTGAACAGCAAACTCCAATTCCGGGGGTAGAGCCAGCAAACAACGGGGAGTATTCGTTGGCTCAGTATGATGCATACCATCGTGGCAATCTGTTGGGTATATTTGGTTTGGCTGGTGACCAGAGCCTGACCGCACAGAATGCCCCACCAAAAGGAACCCGTGTTTATGATGAAGACGGATTAGCAGAAAAAGACACAGCTTCTTAAGTGAGGGTTTCTAGTGCAGGAAATTTACATTAAACAGTTTAATCAGACTATTGCCTTTCCAGACAGCTTTACTGATGAACAAATAACTGCCGCAATTAAGGGTGACATTATCCCTCAACTTCAACGGGAAGAGGAAGAGGAGAGGTTAGCCAGAGAGCGACAAGAGGAACTTGAAAACCAAGGTTTCTTTGGTCGTGCCGCTGATTTGATTGAGGCTGGTGGTAGAGAGTTTGTTGGTGCATCTGCCGAAGGTCTAGCAACTGTTGCTGACATGATTGGCGGTGACAGAACAGATAGCTTTGAACAAGGTTTGCAATCTTTTGCCGAGGGGCAAAGAGAAGAAGCACGTTCCATTCCGGGCATTCAACCTATCTTAGAGGCAGGGGGCATTGGCGATGTTGTTTCGTCTGGTGCATCTTACCTTGCCCAGTCAATACCAGAACTAGCCGCTGTGTCTGCCGCGTTCTATGCTGGTGGTAAAGGTGGTGCCGCTGTTGGAACAGCCATAGCACCCGGACTTGGTACACTTATTGGTGGTGCGCTTGGCGGTATTGTTGGTGGTACAGCCGCTGGCTTTCTTGCCTTCACGGGTAGAAACGTAGAGGAGTTCAAGAGAGTACAGGGCAGAGACCCAACATTTGACGAACAACAAATGATTTTGGGTACTGCCGCTGTTCAGTCTGGCGTGAACACATTGTTGTCACGCCTTGCGTTTGCGAAGGGTTCTGGCCGAACTATAACTGGCAACATGCTTAGAAAAGGTCTTGCTGGTACGGGACTTGAGGCAACCACAGAAGGCATTCAGGAACTTCTGACTGTAGCGCAAGCAAATAATTACAATGACATGGCAGAGGTGCTTTCCAACCCAGAAACTCAGACTAGACTTCTTGAGTCTATTCTTGCTGGTGGTGCAGTGGGTGGCGGAATTGGTACGGCTAGTGGTGTCTTTGGGGTTGAGCCTACACCAGACCCAGACAAAGACCTTAAGGCGGCGGCAGAAGAATTTGTTGCTGGCAGACCTCAAGACCCAGAGGCTATATCAGGACCACCACCTGTACCACAATTAGAGTCCTCACCAGAAGTACAACCAGCAAGGCCACAAAGAGTGGAGCCAGTAGTTGACCGGGAAGGAAACGTACAACAACAAGTATTGACTGGTCAACAAGAACCTTTACTGCAAGCAAGGCCAGACACAAAGCTAACTCCTGACGAACGTGCAAGACAGATAAACCAAGACATGGTCATGGACATTACTCGCCGTGCCATAGAGAACGGTCAAGACCCTCTTGTTGCGCTATCTGACCCTGCCATAGAACAAGACATCATTAAAAACATACAACTCGAACAGGAGTCTGACGCAGTCATTGCACCAACTCCTGTTTCTCAAGCTGACCAAAACGTATCTAGGCTAAACAATCGTCAGCTTATAGAGTTTGCTGAACAGAACGCAGACTCAGACCCAATCTTAGCCGACATCACGGCGAAGGAAATCCCCATCCCAGCAAAAGCGCGGTTGATACGCCGCCGACTAGCCGACAAGAACATCTCCCCCACCACATCATTGGAACAGGACCAGCAAGTTGGTGACCCAATCCTGCGTAAAACATCTGCCGTTGATGAAGACGGTAAAATTAGGTTGACCGCAACACCTGATACAGTTCAGGAAACGGATATAGCAACACAGCCTCGCATGGTTAGGCGGACCGACACAGCGGAAGGTAAGAAACTCCGTCAAGAGATTGGCCCGATTGTCACCCGTGGTCTTCTTGATGCGTTGAAGATAAGAGGAGGAGAAGCGTCTACAAGATTTACCCCTGACGGGTTAATGGATGAAGATGCAACTAGCCGGGCAGAAACCCGCTATCAAGGTGCTACAAACTACCTCATGACCAGACTTGATGCTATGGCGAAGCGTGGCGACCAAGGTGCTAAAGCCGCTAATGCTATCAAGACACAAGTTCTCAATAACAAGAAGATTACATCAAACGAAATTGTTGGTGCTTTCTTAGCCGCAGATGCAATCGTAGATACATTAGGCGGACAGGGCGCACAGAACGGTGTTGATATACGCTTCTTTGACAGGTTAACACAGCGCAACGATGCGTATGGATTTAAGTTATATGAGGATACTGTAGAGGGTAAATCAAAAGCTGTTATTGAACTGGCATTACAAGGTGACACTGTTGAGGGTGTTCGTGGTACAGCGGCACACGAAGCGTTTCATGTCCTGCAAGATTTCTATGCATCAGAAAGCCCCAAAGATAAAAAGGTTCTCGACTCTTTCTACAAGTTGGACAAGGACGGCAAGGTCAATTACAAGGCACTTCCTGCATCTATAAAGCGTCTGTGGAAAAAGCATGGGCGAGAAGGCTATCATGACCTAGCACTCAAGGGTCAACTACCAGACCAGATAGCTAAAAGTCCGTCTGAGTTTCAGGCTATGACCTATGAGTATTACAAGAAGGCCCAAGCCGCTGGTGAAGCCAACCCCTTGTCTGGTCCTATGGGTGGGTACTTTAATTTTATAAGTCAGTTTCTGCCACGCCTTAAGAACTCCCTAAATGGTATGGGCTTCCAAACTGCACAGGATGTATTCGCCCGTGCTGGCAAGGGTAAAACTGGGCAACAACTAAAAGGACGCAAGCTAACCCCAAGAGAACCAGCACCATTCCGTCAAGCGGCTGAAGAAGCTAGTGAACGGAACATAATGGAAGAATATAAGAAACAAGTAAGTTCTACTGGTATGCAACCTACCCGTGATGGGGACATTATAGAGGGTTCCATTGAATATGAAATGGAAGCTGGCCCAGTAACTAATGTTGAACAGAAAGCACCCCTTAGGGAGGGTGTAAATTTCTTGCGAACATTACTTACAAGTGATTTGAGTGACATCCCAGAACTACGAGGAAAAATACCTCAATCACTTATTGATGCCGCAAAGGGTGAGAGTATGGCAGATTTTCGCACTGCCCTTTTAAATCATCCAAGTAGGTATATATTGGACCAAACAAATGACAATAGAGTTATAGAACAATTTGGTAATCACGGTCTTATTATTGGAGATGTAGAAAGAAATCGTGCGTCTCCTGAAATGGATGAAGATGTTACTTTCACACTGGTTCGCATGAGTGGTGACGGTAATAATAATATAAGAGTTGCCACTATGAGGTCTACAAAAGCTGATGCTTTGGAAACCAGACAGTATCTAGGCACAGACTCAGAACCATCAACCGTTTATTTGCCTTACTCTAATGAGACTAGGCAACTTAATCAACAGTTAATAGATGAAGCACGAATTTCTAAGTCAGTTAGAAAGATTAAAAGAAATGTTATGGTGTTAACAGGTGTTAACACTGTGTACTCTGATGATTTATATGAAGCATCAACTTTAATTGACGAAAACAATGCTATTCGCATAGGTCAAGAAGGTGGTTCAGTTAGACTCCTCAATATAGATTTCAGGGTTGATGACAGTTTTGAAGCTGACGAAGTTTTTAGCACACCAATTAATCTTTCGGGTATGTCAAAGCTATATGGCGCGGTTCTTGCTGGTGTAAGAAAAGCCTTAGATGCACAAAAGAAACGCGGCGAAAGAATTGATGGAATAATCTTTGCTGGAAATGAGTCTAAACGTGATGCGACTCGCGCCACAGAAGGGTTGTTTGGAGCCAATCAAAAGCAAAGAATTTATAATAGAATTGCTAAAATGAAATCTTTTGCCAAGGAGTTTCCAGAACTATCTATGGAGACTATATCTGGTTTTGGGTCCACCGTTATGCCCACAAACAAAATCAGACAAGCGAAAGCAGATGTACAAAGCAGAGCGCAACAGAGGGTAGAGGCGCAGTTAGCTTTATTTAATGATGATGCGACTACTATTGATGCGGATTTTGATGTTGTCGATTTAGATGCCTTAGAAGCTGTTCTTGGTGAAGCATCAATGAGGTTTGAACGTGTTCCTGATTTAAGTCAGGTAACACCAAATCGAGCAAACAATCAGGTGGCAAACGCACTTGGCTTAACAGATAGAGAGCGTGCGTTATCATCTCTTGATGTTCTATATAACCCTGACTTCTCAGTGACTGTTCCAGAACGTGATATAGATGGTCCCGGCCCTGATGGATTTGAAAGGGCGGCTGGTTCTAACATTAATGAAGTAGCTAGAGCCTTACAAAATCGTGCGCTTTCTATAATCGGTCAGGCGATAACAAAGTCTAACCCAGAGACGGACGAAATGTTGGCTAAGATTATGGCGGCAGAGACAGTAGCCGCCATGCAAAACAATCCAGACACCAACGCGGCTAACTGGTACACAGAAAATATTAAGAAGGCTATAACTTCTGTGTCCAAGCTTTACCCAGAGATAGCAACAAACAGAGAACACCGTTCTGCCTTTAGCGTTGCATTAGCTATAACATCCCAAGGAATAAAGGTAGACAGAAACTCTGCCATTGGCCTTGGTGCTTACGAGTTCTGGAGAAAGAATGGTAGGTTCCCAGAGTTTGGTGAGGGTGAAGCCGCTGGTGCAATGAGAGCCAACTTCAAAACAGCAAACAAACTTATGAAGGCGTTTAACGCAAGGGGCAGAAACTTTAGGTTTGTTGATTTCCTAGACAGTCAATACACCAAGCGAGAGTTAATGGAAGCCCTTGAACAAGCTGGTATAGACTTGAAGGGGCCGGATTCTGTATCCCTTAGTGGCGAAAACATGGACGCCAAACTGTACGGTTCTTTTGTCTTTGGACCAAAGATTGGTCAGGGTTTCTACCAAAACCTGATGGGTAACTACGACCCAGTTACAATAGATAAATGGTTCATGAGAACATGGGGCCGACTGACAGGTACATTAATTGGTAAACCAGCCTACAGAGATAACATTGCCGCATTGAGAACTATGATGCTTGAAGAGGGTATTGAGTTTGACCAAGAACTATTTGGTACAGACGAACAGTACACCCTTAATAAAGTGTCTGAAGTTTATAAGATGGGTGAGGATTTCTACAAACAGAACCGTGAAGAAATAGATGCTAAACGCATGGCTAAATCACCAGCCATGAAGAAAGCTAAGAATGCTTATGATAATGGCATGAAGCCTAACGAAGCACTTAACGGAACAAAGCGTCAGTGGATGCGTTCTGTCGTGGCTCGTGCGAGGGAGATACTGGCACAGCAGGGTATCAATGTTACATCGGCAGACCTTCAGGCAATCGTTTGGTATCCTGAGAAAGACTTGTACGACAAACTTGGTAGTGACGGGTCAGGTGCAGATAGACTTAATCAATCATATGAAGATAGCTTTGGAGAATTAATAGATGGCGAAACAGGGATACGCACCGTGGACGGAAGAGGCAGATTTGACTCTGTCCGAGAATCTATCAGACAAGAAGATAGACAATCTCGTAGAGGCACTGGTGGAACTGGCGGACAGGAAGCATCAATTAGGCTCGGAAGGGACTACAGAACGACAGAAGGGATGAAGCGTGTTCTTGCTGACCCTGCAAGAGATAATGTTGGTCGCAAGTTCTTTAATGTATTACGTCCGTTCACAACAAAAGAAGGTAGGAAGCAACAGTTCAATAGGTTTATTGACTCTGCGGTACACGGACTGAGGCCGATTGGTGAGAGGGAAATAAGACTTTCCGCCGCAAAATACGGCGTAAAAAGATATCTGCCCTTTGCAGAAGGTGCCTTTAAGATTGCTGAGTTTGCACAACAGCGGTCTGGAAGGATGCAACAGTTTATAGAACACGGCCCTCCCGTTCTTGGTGCTGAAGGTGAAATAACTATTGACAACTCAATAGGTGGACTGCGTGAAATATTCTCACCAGTAGGGACTGGCAAAAAATATGCACAGTTTATGATGTATGTGTATGCAAAACGCGCACAAAGACTTAAGGCAGAAGGTAGAGAGAACCTGATGTCAGACGCTGACATACAAGAAGGTCTAAGCTACGGCGCACAAAACCCAGAGTTTGACAGAGTGTATGGAAACTATAACGCATTTAACGAAAAGGTTATGCAGTTTATGGTGGACACTGGTGCTATTGATTTAGAAACAAAAAGAAAACTTACAGGGACAACTGATTACATACCTTTCTATAGAATTATAGAAGATGAAATGTATACTGAAGGTTTCTTTGGGCGGATAAAGAAGGCCAAGGAAGGCACATACGGAACAACTTCTGCTTTTGACAACCCGGAAGCGCAAATTAAATCTGCGATTAACAAGTTAAAGGGTGGTGAAGAGAAGATAGGTGACCTGTATGAAAATGTTTACAAAAATGTTAATGCATTGGTTAACGCTGGGTATCAAAACCTAGCCACACAAAGAATTGTAAAACTAACAGAAGAAATGAAACGTCAGGGTTTGTATGATGAGGTTGACCAACCCCGACACATAACTTCTTCTGAAGCTACAAACAACAACAACCACCTTACCTACAGGGAAAACGGGAAGACTAGGTTTTATGATGTGGGTAGTGATGGTGAACTACTTCAGGCAATGAGGTCATTTACACCTGTACAAATGCAAGGAATATTTGCTCGTATGCAGGACGTAGGTCGTTTCTTTAGAAGCGCAATTACAATGACTCCACCATTTATGTTAGCTAACTTTTTACGCGGCGATATGGCTGGTTATGTGACGGTTGATGCACCAATACGTCCTATAGTTGATAGTGCAATCGGACTAAAGAACGCTTTAAAAGACACAGAAACAGTCCAAGAAATGAAAACTTTGGCTGGCTTTGGTGGTTACACATTTGGAGATAATAAAGACTTCTCCAAAAAAATGAAGAGGTTCTATCGAAGACATCAGGGCTATGAAATCATAGACTCTGACAAAAAGCTAGAGTCCATGATGCAGTTTGCCCTAGATAAAGGTGCGGATTTAATTGATGCGATTAACACAGGTGGTGAAGCCACGGAGAACGCAACAAGAGAGGGTATATACAGGCGACTTAGAGACTCTGGAATGTCCAAAGCTGATGCCGCTTATGAAGCCTTGAACCTTATAAATTATAGTCGAAAGGGAAATCCTAATGATGCACTTGGCATGACAGTAGCTACACTGGTTCCCCTTGTTCCATTCTTAAATGCAAGGCTTCAGGGTTTGTATAGAACTGGTACTGCATTTGGTGTGGAGGCTGACGCTAAAAGCACAATAAGAAAAGGATTGGGGATGTTCGCGCTATCAATGGCATACTACGCGGCGGCATCATCGCATGACGAGTGGGACCAAGAACCCCTGCACAGAAAACTTAATTACTATATTTTCTATATAGGAGACAAAAAGTTTCTTCTTCCTAAACCATTCGAGATTGGCGCAATCTTCTCCACAATACCCGAACTTATCATTGACGGAATAAGAAAAAGAGACGGACAACTAGTTGCTGACGGTGTGACACAAACTCTTTTAAACACCTTCTCGTTCAACCCTATCCCTCAGGCAATAAAGCCTGTTATCGAGGTAGCCACAAACCGCGACTTTTTCCGTGGTCGTGAATTAGAAAGTATGGGTGTTCGTGGGTTACCTACAAAGCAGAGGGCATATTCAAACACATCTGAGTTTGCTAAGATGGTCGGTAACATTAGTCAATATTTAGGCATCAGTCCTATTGAAGTAGAACAACTTATCAATGGTTATATTGGTTCTATGGGTCAATATGTTTACGCTGGTATGGATGCTATACTTGGGGCGTTTGGTGCCATACCATCTAAGCCATCTGGTGTCTTTGGAGATAGTATACCAGCAGACTTTGCTAATGTTTTAGGTCTGTCTCGGTTTGTAAAACCGCAAGGAACTGACCCAGCAAACCAGTACATGACTGACTTCTACGAATTAAAACGAGAGGCTGACGAAGTTGTTCGTGGCATCAACAGGTTGCGAGAGGAGGGCAACTATGAGGAAGCCAGAGATATGCGGTCAGATAATCGTGGCCTTATATCTGTGAGGTCAACCCTCAACAAGATGTATCAACAGTTAAACAACATAAGTGATAGAATATCTGGAGTTCGTTCGTCCGGCGAAGACCCGGATACCAAACAAAAACGTATTGACCAGTTAATACGACAAAGAAATAGGGTGGTAAAAAGGATGGTAAAGATAAAGGAAAGAATAAGAAGGTTACAGTAATGTTTTACGCATCATTGTTATTTTGTTGGATATCTCTTAACGGTCCACAGTGCGTTGTAGCAGAGGACTCACTGGGTCCATACAAAGAAATAGCACAGTGTCAGGAACGCATTGAGGATATGTCCGAAAGGATACTTGAAGAGATGCCGTTCGCAGAGGTCCGTGGCTCTAAGTGTGATAGAGGTGGAGAAAGCGGTGTGTATAAAGGGTTTAGTGAATTTACATGAGCCGCCAACCGCAAAGAGTAAGTGAAAATACTGAGGTAGCCTTACCGCTTAGAAACATAATCAGCATG